CTTGTGATGAAAGCAAAAACAACAATAGAATTCGGCTTCTTTGGTGTTATGGCTGTACTTACACTTGCCGAGCAGTTTTTCTAAAAATTCAAGTTTTGAAGACATTAAGCCTTCTTAAATTTTGGACACCAGGAAGAGTGCGCAGTATTCTTCCCGAAAGTTTTCTCAGAGCCGCACTCGCATTTTACATCATCTACCAGCTCAAAGTCAATCTGAAACTGCTTCGGATCACCGACCATGATATCGATCGGGAGATAATCAGGCTTTTTGCGCCTGACGATTTTCTTCTTCATAAGCAGCCCTCGCTATTACGTAGGCGTCTGCTCTATCATAACACCAATCCTTCGGTCTGCCAGTTTTTTTGTATATCCAAGTGGACTCGGGAATAGCCTTTCTGGCACGAACTTGTTCAAAGACCATATGCTTTGAATCCTTCTTTTTGGTCTTTTTTGGGATAGAGATGCCTAACGCTTTACGAGCGCTTATAACACTTATCAATTTTGGTTGAAGCCTGTATGCACAATATATTCCATAACACACGCAAGCGTTAAATTTCTGCAATAGAGCTATGGTTGAAGCCATACTCGACCGCATCTTGAACATCAACAATGGTGCTTCAATATAAAAACGGATATCAGGTGATAAAAGTTGAAGTTGACTATCAAGAAAATGAATGACCATATCCACCTTCTTGTAAAAGTTTTTCTCTTTCTTTAGTTCAACGTGATGAATGGAGTGAAGAGTTCCGTCATCATTCAGGAGGCAAATTCCAGTACAAGATGTTGAAATATCAATACCAACAATCATTAAAAATCCAGGCGAAGCCTAAAAAGAATATCCTCTTGTTCCTCTTTTTTGATTGGTTGAGCTAGTTTTGCCAAACCCACAAGATCGTAGTCATCGTTATACAAACCTATTGCAGTAATGTAGGTCGTGGACGGATTCATGACAATTTCTTTTTCATTTCTGTGAGCATCAGTAGTTCCAGTTAAAAATTGAAAATAGGTTGGATTAGTGGATGCATTCAATTCTCCAATTTTCGCTCTACATCTGAATATTTTAACAGGAATTTTATGAGTTCCTTTGAAACTCACTCTCCACTTGAAGTTAGTTGGGGACACTTCGCCAAAATCATTTGATGGAGATTCTGTATTCAATCCTCCACCTTTCAGAATAACTAAACCTTCTGAATAGAAAATATTTCCAACAATAGTATCAGAAAGAGAACCGCTATAAATGCCGCCTCGGGCGTTATCATACAAAATTCTTTGGTTGCCAGCAGAATCTAAATCCGAAGCTGTAAATGATCCAGTCAAAATCTCTCTATCGTAATAAATTTCTGGAACCGTAATAACTCGAAATCTAGTTGATTCCGATCCTGTAAAACTGGATGTGTATTGTGTGTCAATGAGACTGTAATAGTTATACAAACTCAAAATAGACCTAAACAATTCTTTATTCGTGGCGCCAGATTCGGCGTCTACAATATCAATAGAACTAGTAAAAGGTCCATCAGCCTGAACAAATCCACCCTCCTTGTCAGAAAATCCTTGAAATCTTCTTGTCAAGAGAGCATTAGTGAGATATTGCTTTTCTAGATAAACACTACCAGTAACAGCATCACCATTTAATTCAACAATATAAGACGGATAAGTGAGTATGTGGGTGTTAATAATATCTTCTGAATCGAATTTGTAAAAAGACATTTTTCACCACTTTAGTAGCTCAATCTTACTCTAAATATCAATTCATTATCAGGACTCTTCTTCACTGGCTCAGATGTCTTTGCGACAGAAAGAAGATTGTCATTGATGTCGTACAATCCAATGGTAGTAATATAGCTTCTAGTTTGATTGTCAGTACCAGAAGTTACAACAATTCTTCCATCCGAATCTACAAAGGTCGGATTAGTAGAATAATTGAAATCAGAATTCAACGCTCTACAGAAATAAATTGTAGAATGAAGATTTGTCTGATTATGGAACTGAATCAAATTAATGTGATTTCTAAGACCATTTACGAAATGATCAATATTTCCAGTAATAGCAGTCTGCAACAAACGCTGCGAACCAGACCAATGAGTATTGGTAGCTGCTTGAGCGCCGAGCGCTGGCATGTGTGTTCCAGAAGTATAAGCTACAATGCCAGCATTATAATAGACTTTACCGATCTTGGCAGAACCACTAAATAAGTCTGCTTCATCTCCAGAGGGACCAACAGTAAATGTTGAAGCGGCGCCAGTATCGGTCAAGGTAAGAGAGTTAGCATCGCCAGCTCCAGTCATTTGAAGAACGATGTTTGTATTTCCCTTTTTGATTTCGTCTTTGTAGACTCGCCTCTTTGGTAAAAGGAAAATAACTTCATGATAAGTTGTAGTGCCAAATTGGAATAAACTATCCTCGTTACCAAGCAACAATTTTGCCATTTGTTTATAAACTCTCTTCTTTTCATTCTTCAAGAAAGTTTCACCAAAGTTATTCAACAACGAAGCAGAACTAATTCCCCATGAAAGATCAATAAGAGCAGAAGAAGATACTGAGGTCGGAGCACCATCAAAGATTGTTTCAAAAAATCCTCCAGACACAGCGGATCCAGAAGTGATATTAAGATAATTTCTTACAAAAAATTCACTTCCACTAAAAAAAGATCCTGTTAAAGGAATAATTTCATTAATAACAGATAATTGGGAAGAAATATCTGTAGATTGATCGAATTCTTTAAACGACACGTTTTATTCTCCTTATCGAGTAAACTCTTCACTGATCGTTACTGTAATTTCTGCTGTAAGACCAGAGAGCGCGCCTTGACATTTTACTTTAGTTGTAATTGTTCTAGATCCAGCCGTACCGATACCGAGAGTGCTCCAAAGATCGGAAGATAAGGCTTGGACCGCAATATTGAACGTCACCTGGGCGCCCTGGTTAGCTCCAATAGCGGTTCTAGGAATGATATACTGAGCAGTGCCAAATGGAGTCAAATTAACTGGCGTTTGTTTTTCTATAAACAAAAGATCATTATTAACTTGAATTAAGAACGAACTGTCCACAATTTCTGATGGCACTGTTCTACCAGAAGTGGTACTTTGCTTGAATTCTACCGCCTTACCAACCTGAGAGTCGTTGCGCTCGCCAAGGGTGAGGGAAGAAATACCTGCGCCGAGAGTTGGCAAGAACTTCAAGTCTGGATTAGAAATTGAAAGAAGTTGATGTTTAAGAGCTATTTTTTCATTCACACTTGCTTCAAAGATGGGCGTATTTAGAACTGAAATATCCTGTTGCAAAGAGCCTGTGTTGGGATTAAAAAGAGAGTAATCAATCTCGTCATCACCAAAAGAATAGCGTACAATTTCAAAACTACCATCGTTTCTGGCTAGAAAGTCTCTTCCAATATCTGTCAAGACAGCATCAATTAAAATATCACCAGAATTATCTAACAATCCCATATGTACACACCTCTTTACCTAATAAGTATCATGAAGTCAGGTTTAAGTTCGTATTCTTTAAAACCACCTTTAACTCTTTGACCTCGTGAGTGTCCAAAGAAATGAGTCTAATAATCAAATCTTTGCTAACCTCTGCAAATTTTGTATTCGGTCGAAGCACCAAGTTCGTTTTGGCGATGATGTTTTCAGTTCTGTTTAGGAACTTCTTCAAAATAAATTTCACTTCATCAGGGCGGGCACCGCTGCCACTGATCCATTTGAGAGGTTTTTCTATCTTTTCCAGGGCATAGTTTGAATTAAGCTCGGCCTGAATTTGCATAGATAAAAACGACTCTATTCCGTGTACATCAACACATGACATAGCGTAAATATATTTCCTACCAAGAGAAACATTTCTGTCCACAAACATGTTAGTGTTTGCAACGACTCTAGATTCCGCTTCATCAACGGGATCTGGAAATCCATCTTCATCGATGTCTATTTCTCTAGTTTGAGACAATAACTGCCAACGCTCACCGACGGCATTTCTTCTGTAAATCTTAAAATACTGTATGTCACGCTGATCATTTGCTGGTTGCAGCCAGTAAATAGAAATTTGCCTTTTTGGAGTGTTCGGAACCACCTTTATGGTTTGTGGTGGTGGTGGCGGAATGTTTTCTACCACATCGACATAAGTCCAATTTTTGCTAGGCTTCGACTCATAATATGAAGAAAAATACTCTGTTTTGAATTCTTGAAATTTTTCCAGATTCTCATTGATAATTCTTTGAAGATCAGTATTTGTAGCAGAACCTCGAATCAAATCAATATCTACAACAGCTAAATTTTGCAAAGAACGCAAATTTTCAATTGTTTGCAAAGACTCTTTGACCAAACTTGTAGTAGAATCATCAGCAACCAAATCAATACCAGTCACTAATTCTATTTCTTTAAGAATTTGTCCTGTTGACCTTTTTCCAAAGACACCAAGATTAGTAAACCTATCTAGTTGGTCGATCGCTGCGGCCTTTTTTTCTAATGCACCTTTGACGCGCGCAGCTTCGAACTTAATCAAATCTTCCACCAATTCTAAATGTGAAAGACCAAAAATTTTCTTAGACTTGGAAACCTTAATGACGGTTTTTATTCTATATCTATAAGCTTGTCCATAAGCTACTCGGGTATCAATAAAACTACCAGCGTTCGAACCAACAATTTTATATTCATCAATCTTGAGCCATTCGCCAGTTTGTTTGTCCAACCTTTCTTTTTCAATGATGTAACCAATGTAATCAACTCCTAAAAATTCTGGTATAGTCTTGAAAAGAGTTGGTTCTCCACGTAATACCTTCACGTCTGACAAAAGCTCGGACATCTGCAAAATCGTTTCTTTATCTGGTGTTGTGTCCGATAGTTGCTCAATTTGATTGAAAACTTTATTGAAACCTCTATTGGTGAAGTTTACGCTCACTAAATTATTGAAATTACTAAGTTGTAAATTAAAAAATGACATTAAAATCCACCCAAGAAACGAATAGGTAGTAAATTTATAAAGTTAGGAGAACGATTCAAATTCAAAATAGCAGACAAGGAATTTGCAAAAACATTTCTATTAGATGTAGATTGAATAGCGAGGTCTAATCTGTGCATATCAGTTATTTCCATATTGAAACCATCACGATTCAATAAGGGTATGTGAGTATTTTCCGTTCTCTCTTCCGTAAATATTTCTCTCTTCAATTCTTCAATTTTTGGTGTTATCTCTAATTCTTCCTGAGAAAGAGGTTCCGTGATCATAGCTGGCTCCCATGTCAACTTTACATATCTTGGAACATTAAAAATGCTCGACTTTAGATATGGATCTTGTGCGGGATCCTCTTGAGATTCAACGTCGCCCTCGGAAGCGCTGAAAAAATTATAAACAAATTTTGATTCTAATTGTGCTTCCTTGAGATTGTTAAACTCTAATGCCTCAGAGTCTTTCGATTTCAAAGTAATCATCATATCTATTTTTTGCGCTTCTGTTAAAATCTCTTTAATTTCTTCAATAGGCTTATAAGAACTTCCAGCAACAATGATGACTTCTGCTGGTCCGTTATTCAATACTACTTCCGAAAAATTATTAGCAGCATTTGTAGCTAAGACATTTTCGCCTGCGACTATGCTGGTATTTACAGCAACGGTGGGTTGAAAAGAATCTGAAGTTGCGGCGAGAGCTATTCTAGCTTTATCTGTGTCACTTAAAATCAAATCTCCACCATTATTGTCATTTCTTATCACTCTTACAATAGAATCTGTAGGGACTATTGTTCCTCCAGACGATCCTTGGGTTGATCTATTAGAAGAAGTTTCAGATTGTCCAGTAAGAAGTTGAAAAAACTGACCATAAGTTTGAGAAGTTTGTTCTACTTTAATAGTATTTCTATTAGTAAAAACCTGCATTTTTGTTAGTAACTCCTCACTTTACCTATAACAGCAGAAACACTTACTACACTTGATTCGGCCAATCTCAATGGTGCCGAAACAATAGCAATTTCCTCAAAAACAGTAGCCGTAGAAACTCTAGATGTGCTAGTTGTTGTGGCAACAGGAGTTGCAGTGACAGTAGGAGTGGCAGCAATGGCAGTTACAGCGGGCGCAGAAGCAGCAATGGCGATCGGAACGGCTGTTTGAACGGCGGTGGCAACAAAACCCACCTCCTGCGGAATAGCAGACAGAACAGCAGATGCGCCGTTGGCGGTAAGAATACTACTAACATCTATCGCAGTAGCAACAACGGGTGGCGTTTGTACAACAGCTACGGCTTGTGCAACAGTATCTTGCGGATCTGGAAGGGCTTTTAGTTCATCCAATATTACTTGGAGTCTTCCTGTGTCTTCTTGCGCATATATAACTGCCAAAAACACTTCATTAACAAATATCAATATCTTTGTCAATTTTTCAATAGAAGAGAAAGATTCAGCTCCAGTTTGAGAAGGTAAATCAATAGACAACTTAGATAATCTGTTAGTAACTGAGGTCTTCTTGCTCGACGCTGTTTCTGCAACATTTAAAACAAGATTGAAAACTGGAGACTTGATTCTGATTTGCTTCTTAAAAAAATCATAAGAAAAGGTCTTTGCGATTTCGTCAACCGAATCTAAAAATGATGTTCTAAAATCAACAGGTAAACCGCCTAGACCATTTATTAAATTGGTAACAGTTTCCTTCAAATCAAACAAAGAAATAGATTCATTGAAAATTTTCAAAATATCTTGAGAATTGTTGGCAATCAATATGAATTTATCTTGATCTTCATCCAAAGGCAACGGAAAAGAGCTTAAAGGTTTTTCAGATGGTCCTCTCCCGAAGAACGGCACCGTTTCATTTGTCAAAGCAATCGTCCACGCAAGATTTTTTGAACCCAAAGTAACCCCAGCCACATCAAATAAAGTGTTAATACTCACGTCATCAACAGAAACTTGCTTTGTCAAAGCTTTTCCTTCCAAAATAAAATCATAATCTACTTCAGTTGCACCCTTCGGCACCCTGGCAGATCTGATTCTGTATTCATAAATCCTATCTTCTTTAATGGTAGTGTCCAAGATAATGAAAACTTCGTCTGGATTTACACTCAGACCCAAGGTCTTTTGTATGTAATCTAGATAATATGTTGTTTCTTCTTCCAGACTAACAGAATCCAAAAATAAAACTCTCTCAAATTTACTATCAACTTTGAATATATTTTTCTTGAAAACTTCGTAATGTGTGGCGTCAGAAAATCTTTCCCAAACCAAAAGCAAGCCAACACTCTTCTCTTCGACAAAATATTCACAAATAAACAACAATTCAGGCTCAGAATTAATGAATTTTTTAGAAAACTCTTCAAATTGAGGATTAACAAACTTCTTTAAATTTGGATTGTTGAACTTTATAAATTTATCTGGACCTAGAATATCGTTGATACTCTTGTTCTTGGATTGAGTTGTTAAGGCTGTTATTAATGATTTGGGTTTTTCGTCAGGTATTATGTTTTGTCCTGTAATCGACTCTATGGCTCTTTCAAAAAAAGAGTCCGACTCCTTAGTGGCGGTCTTAACTGCTGATTTGATTGCAGTAGAAGAAGTAACCAGATTAATGATTGTCGCTGCAAAACTCATTATAGTGTCAACCTAGCCTCAAAATAACCCGATTCTCTTCCTACAACATCAAATGCTTTTATTCTGTAAAGATAAGTGTTTCCTAGCTTTAGATTTCTATCGAAAAATTGACTTTCCAAATATGCTTTACCTATAGTAGAAAAGGAGTCATTTTTGGAATCAATTTTCCTTTCTATAGTCCAATAATCTGGTACAGACTTCAAAGTGTCAAGCTCCCACGTAAGCTGTACCATTACTGGACTTACTTTCGAATTAAGAACTGTGGCTCTAAAATCTATAGGATCAGATAAGTCTGCCAAAGTGGAAATCTGAAATTCGGACGAAGCATTACTTTCTTCGCCATCTTTAGAAATCGCTGTGATTCTATAGAAATATATATCATTTTCTTTCAAAAAATTAGGCAACTTAAAAGCTCTTCTGATGTTATCTTTTATCTTTAAATTTTCATCATCCTGAGAAGCGTTTGGCAACCTTACATAAGTATCATCAATCAACTTACCTTCAAAAGTAACCGCATCTACAGAGGAAACCTCATCAATGATGAATTTATTCGCCGTTGCTGGAAAAGACTCATATGTCGTTTCTCCAATTTTTCTTCTTTGAACTTTATATAGAATCTTATTTTCTACTTTATCAACAGAAGAAGAACCAGAAAAAAGTTCTTCTGTTGTTCGTAAGGTTGATAAATTATCATCATCCCACAACAATTTAAGCCTAAAAGGAAAACCTCTAAGAGTTTCCGCTTTTATATTGACAGGTGTTCTTAGAGACTTCTTTCCAGTAGTTCTGACAGTAGAAAACGCATAAGAACTAGGATTTCCAAATAAGTCATAACCTCTTGTTCTATATTGATAAATATGATCTTTGGAGATTGTATCATCTACAAATACAATTTCCTTGAAGGTCATTTTAGTCTTCAAGGCGGAAGTTTTTTCTTTAGAAGTTTGAATAATAGGTTGTCTCTCTTTTTGAACGAAGAAAGTATTCGCGGGCCAGCCTGGGGCTCCATAATTTGTCTCCAAAGGAGAGGGTACGGCAAATCTTTTTTCGTAAATACTCAAATCTCTTCTTTGTAGTTCATAAAACGAAATTAGTGGATCATTAGGAGAGATGGTAATACGAACATAATCAGAGTTCTGATCTTGTACGGCGGAAATGATAGGAATCTTCAGATTAACAGACCTACTCTGTGGAGTTACTTTTTGTGTAGTTGAAAAAACCTTAATTTCCTTTGGTTCTGAAAGTAATCCGTGAATATTTTGAAGAAATACTCTATAAATATAGGATTTCGTGTATTGAACCGAACCATCAATAACATTGATACAATTATTTGTATTAGCAACTGTAATCAATTTATCAAAAGAAATCTCATCATCAGATCTTCTGTAAACAATAACTTGAGCAATCTTCTCTCTTGGATCTATGGAGATTACTAATTGAATTTCTCTTTCATTTAGCTGTTTTAGCTTCAAGGAGCTGGGCGGTCGTACTGCGTCATTATCTTCTGTGGTGACGGTCACGGTGTCGGATCTTGGGTTTTCTCCCAAATTCTTGGTAATGCATTCTATGTAATACTCAAAAGTTTCCGAATATCCAACCTTCTTATCTTTATAAGAAAGACTAACTACATTTCTATCTTGGACAAATAAAAACTTTTTTCTCTCTTCGGCAACGAAAGCGGTATAATCTACGTAAGCAACTTTTTCAAATTGTATTCTAGCAAAAAATCTCTGAAATGAATCTTCTAGACTTATTTCCTCATCTGGAGATGAAAATAACTTCAATGCTTCTACATTTCTTAAAGTAGATAAATTAGAATTCAGAATCTCCAAAGGAATAGAACCTCGCTTAATGTTGTACAGCGCTTTTCTATCAAAAGAAAATTTACCATAACGCTTATTACCCACAGATAAACGATCAAAAGCAGCAACAGAAAAAGGTAAAGTGCCCTTAAAGCTTGATTCATCTATGTCGGACAATCTTCTTCTGTATATATTAAATCCAACAATGCCGCCTGAATCAACATCAACTCTATCCACTCTCCAGTTAAGTTGCAAATAAGGATTATCTAATCTGTCCTTTAAAATTTCAACTAGATAAAAATCAGGCGCCGCAATCTGACGCTTTGTTGTTAATCTTGGATCTGATCCTAGAGTAAAAACAGTAGATCTTGTATTGAAAGATTTAGTCTCAGAAAAATCTTCTTCTTCCCTTTTTTCTTGTAGTTGTCTTTCCAATTCCTCAAGATCAACCGAAACGGATACTTCTTTTGTGTTGGACATTATTTATTAACCTCTAAAACTAAATAACTACCAAAACCTTCCTGTAAAGTATCACCACTAAGAACATCTACAATATCTTCTCTATACACTCTTGTAAGTTTTCCATCCGTACCGCTTAAATATACTTCCACCAAAAAGCCATCATTAGGAAGAGCACCGTCAGAGTTCACTAGCGACAGCTCTATTCTTTTTTGTTCCACACCCAAAACAACTTCAATCTCTTTCTTTATTTGAGCTTGTTCAACGGGTTGAGCTAACTGTTGAGCAGGAGTTGGTGGCGGTGGAGTTGGTGTTGCAGTTGTGGTCGTAGGTGTGGATGGAGGTGCGGCCCTCAAAATTGGTTCAAGAACCCTCTCAACCTTCAAAATAGAACCATTAGTCTTGTCAAGAACGTGAGTTTGATTAATAAGAGTGTAAATCGATCCTAATGGCAAACCAAATAATCCAGGCATTTTATTTCTTCCTATTCAAGAAAAGAGGCAAAAAAGTCTTCACTCGCTGTAAGTTTACATATTCCAAAACTCTAAAATCAAAATTTCTTTTCGCAACAGAAGCTCTTACAACCACATCCACGGGTGGTTCGATAACTGTCCTTGGTTTGTTATTCAATATGATAGTGTCAATTCTGTATCTTCTTGCCAATTCGATGCTTGAACTAACATCCACACTTATTCTAAATTCTGGCAACGTTCTTTGACCCTGCGGAATTGTATACAAAAATGATTGTAAATCTCTTTCTTTTCTTTGGTCGGCTTCAAAGCTCAAATCTCTATGAATGTAATTATCCATAGAACTTGATACCGCTGACGATGCCGAGAGAGAACCACTATAATCTATTCCTTCATCTGAAAAGGCAAAATAAACAAAGTTTAATTGATTCTTTGAAAGAAGTTCTCTGCCCTTGTCAGTAAGAACAATATCTAGAACTCTTTCCTTTTGATCTAAGAACGCCATACTGTAATTATGGAGAGCTACCACTTTCTAGCGTCTCTATTCTTCTTAATATCTGTTTAAAGGCTTCTACCATCACACCTTCAACTCCAACGGGATTAAACCACTTATCTCCATCTGGTGCTGTGTTTACCCACTGTGGAATAATTGGTTCTACTTCTTGAGCTATAAGACCATGTTGTGTTCCAGAAACTCTATTATCAACCCATTCAAAAGTTACACCCCTTAAATTAGTCAGCTTATCTAAAGCACCAGAAATGGTAATAATGTTTGTTTTGTATTTTTGATCAGAAATAGATGCCCAGGTCGTGCCGCCAGCAGTTTTTCCAGCAGTACCAGAAACTTGGAATATGTCTGTTGAAAAACGTGGTTTTGCGCCGATGCCAATTCTTAAACTTGACGAAACTACCAAAAGATCTTGAGTCCAACCAATCACATTACCTGGTGAGACTCCAGATGCACCCCAAAATGACAATGCGTCATTAATTTTTATAAACAAAAAATTTGATCCTATATCTGAACTGATCGACGATCCGTTATAATAACCATCAAACCATAACTCTATGTCGTCGTGGCTCCAATTTAATTGTTGAAAAACAGGATGACCATCTTGTCCTGCGAAATATTCTATATGTGGACCAAAAACATTTGATGTTGAGCCGCTAATAGCAAACATTCCTCTCGAAGGAACAAAAACTGTGCCGCCTGCGGAAAGACCAGCGCGAGCATTATTGGCATCGGTGTAAAGAGTTAAATGAAAACGATCAACTGGAGACGTTTCTGTTCTACTTCTGAAAACATATCCAGCGACAGCTTCATCCTGAACAGATTCAAAGCGTGCATAATTATCATCTACATGAATATTAAGAACTTGACTTGCGGTGGATTCTGTACGCCCAATAGAAAGCGGAGTAATTACACCTCCAGCTAAATTTGGAACCGTGCCGAAGTGTGCAACATTTCCTGTCAATAACGTTAAAGAACTAACATGCAATTGTGCTGCTGGTGAAGTCGTATTTACGCCAACAAATCCAGTATCATTTTTTAGTGCGAGAAAATTCTTAGATACACCCGCGACATCTGTCAAACCTCTAATCGTAAATGTAGAATCTACACTTTGAACAAATTGAACAACCTTCTGATCAGTAGAACCACCAGGAACATAAAACAATAAATCCGCTTGATTAGTTCCAACTCCTTGAATTAACTGTCCCCATAATCCAGTTGGTCTTAAAATCTGGAATTTTGCTGGAACAATGAAATCAGAGGATTCACCAAGACTTACGTTACCAAAAACTTCTTGAGCAGGAGTAGACGAAGAAAGACGTAAGAAGTCGGGTAAAACTACCTGACCTTGCGGTTGTTTTCCTGGATATAAACGTACATTTCCCATTATTGACAAGATCCGCAGATGTCACAAGACAATCTCCTGTAGACTTCATACTGAATAGATGATGCGTTTTCTTCATCTGTAAAGTCACCATGCCAGTGCCAGCCCTTTTTGTGAGTTTGATCATCTGCAATATCTAGAAGATAAACATGAAGCATTTCATGAGGAATTATCCAAATATAGTGCCAACAATGTTCTTTATATTCTGAAACAACCTTATATGTTTCTTCTACAAAAGGTCCATATTCAAATTGTGTGTATCCGTCCTTCTCATCTCCCAAATCTCCCACAAAAGAAATACTTACAGAGTCGTATGAATCGTTTAATTTACTTTTTGCATATTTCTTTGGATACCTCGCAGATACGACATCTTCCGTAACATCAATAGCATAACTCAATTGATCTTTTGAAATATCAAAACCATTTGTAAATACACAAATTCCTTGAGAAGTTTCAAAATCACTTCCTTTACAAAGATCGTCATCTCCGCACGCAGAACATGCGAAAAACACTATCAAAGACAATATTTTAAGTTTCATCTCTATTTTTATCAGATTTTATGAATCTGCCCCATATAATAAGATTTTTGTTTTCTTCTGTTTGGCCCACACGGTGCCTTACTGAAAGTCTTACTTCTTTTATATTAATCAAAGGAATGTCAATTGGAAAACCAATTTCTCGTATTGATAAATCTCCATAATCAATTTGTTTCTTGTATTCAATATCTCTCAATCTTGCTTCAACCTTACTTCCAGAAACGGCATAATCAATTGATTGTTCGGTAGCAAAACCAACACTTGTCAGAGGTTTTCTTTCAATAGACACTATCACGTCATCTAATGTACCGCTAACTTCTTTCCTTAAATAGCAATACAACGCAAGATGATCAAAGTCTGTCACATCTTGATTGTCACCTGGTTGGAAATCTGTCGTTAACTTTCCAGCTCTTTGACCAATCGAAAAATCTCCAAATCCCTTTACAGGAATAGATTGATCTTGTTGTTTTGGCCACAATACATGTACAACCGAACCAATATACTTTACCTGAATGATGCTATCATCTGTTTTGCCAAATTTTCCAGTATCGGTAGTACCAATGATAATATTCTTCATTTGAAGGGCACCACCGCCATGAGAATATTCAGAAACATTATTTAATTTAATTGCTTTTTCTAAAAATCCGTTTGCTTCTGTTCTAACATACTCTACACTGGTCGCTAACATAGTAGGACCAAGAGTAGATGAATTCGCTGTTCGAGCGCCTTTACGAGTAATGGCAGTAAATCTACGAAAAGAACTTCCAGTGTCAAGTCCGCCCATTCCAGCGACATAAACAACTTCTTTACCGTTTTCATTTCTTACGCCGAGGGCACCGCCCTCGGAAGAAGTCAAATTTCCTCTAGGAAATTGAGCACCTAACATCAACATTACATTTTCCATATCACTACTCTTACTGAGGGAAGTATGTTTACAACGAATCATTTCCCATCGAGTGTCGCGGTCGAGGCCGATGCCAGTGTGTTGGGCAGCAAAAGTATAATAAAGAGTACCTGAATAAACTAGATCAAATTTAGTAAAATCTAACCATCGAGAGTTCGTGTCTTCCCACACTTGTCCAAATTGGTTAGCTTGAAATGGTCTGGGGTTTGAAATAAAGTTTGCACTAAAAATCCTCAAACGATCATAAGTGCCAGCAATACTATGAAGAGTAGAAAAATAAACATCCCTTGTATTTGGATCTATTGCTATGGCTCTACCAATGGAAGGTTCGTCGAATGTACTTGCAGAAAAAATTTTCTTAAAGTTAACATCATCACTAGAAGTCATCACGCTAATAGCAGCAAGACCAGAACCAGTTCCGCGTTCGCCGACCAACCAAAGCTCTTGACCGCCAGTAATCATATCATTAGCACGGACAGCAACATCTCTAATTGAAGTTGGATTGTTTGCGCTTCCAGAATCCAAAATCGTTACCCAAGAACTAGGATTCGAAACATTTGATCTTCTTACTAACCATCCCGCTGAGCCGCCAGCCTCTTTTTGGTAACTGCCACCAATATAAATTGCTCCACTAATTCCGAAAGCAATAGCCTTCCCGAATGAAGAGCCAGTATTGGAGGCGGAAAGATTAACTCTATTGACAGTAGCCCAAGAAGTGCTCGCGGTAACGTGAGATTTTCTTGTTGTCCACACAGGAGTGGCGCCGCCGCCAGAGCCGCTGTATTCGTATCCAGTAGCAATGATAGTTCCGTCTTTGTATATTCCAATATCTGAAACACTTCCACTTACAATTTGATCTACTACAGACCAAGTAGTTCCATTATCTAAAGACCTTATGATGTGCCAATATGGAATAGGTGAAGAGCCAGCGCCAAGGGCACCGCTATAATTAACGCCGCCGCCGACATAGATGCCGCCGCTCACGGGATCAAGCGCAAGAGCATCAAAAGAGGCAGTTGTAACAAAATCCATAATCGAGCCCGTAAATACAACAGGAGATAATGAATTTCCTATACCATAAACATTTTGCCAATCGTAGTATGATGTATCTCTAATTCCCATTAATCTATCCTTCTCATCACATCAAAACCATAATATGCACTAATGTTTTCGTTATGATCGTTATTTATCTCTCTGTAAATTCTCGTTCCCTCATCATTCATTGGCGCAAGAAAATCTACTCTAAAATCCTTGAATTGATATTGAACGCTTTCGTTTGCACCAGACAATTGCCAATGAATACTCTCACTATGAATAGGAGTTAAAATCTTTGCCCGATATGAGCCAGAAAAAAGTCTAGATTCAAACTTGTACCATCCATCATCTTGTTCAAAATAGTTACCATACATATTAACATCTCTATAGCTTTTAAAGTCCACGGAATGTTGATCTTTAAAAACAACCCTAAAATCATTAGGATTAAAAGGAATATCATTTGATGGCTTAACCATAAAAGACATAACTGGTTCTATTAAAGTAGCGTAGCTTCCAGTACGTGTTATGGGCATAGAAAATGAACTAGTCAATAAGTTTCTTTGATCAGCAAATGATGTATTATTTTTGTCATAAATACCCTGCATAAGATTCATTCCAAGTGATCCACTTAAAGTAAATAAAAAATCTGGACCTACTTGTTGTTTGGTGTATTTTCTTACTGTGCCGACGCCATCAAGCTTACCTACAACCCACAAATTTCCACTCATATCGACAACAGCACATTTTGCTTCATTGTCGTTACCAATAGATAACTCTTCGATAGTTGTCCAACTACCTGATGCATTTACATCAAATGGTCTAGCCATTTCATCTTCACTTCTTCTGATAGTCCAATATTTCTTTGTGGTAAAGTCCTTTTTGTGATAACCAACTGCATACAATCTTTTTCCAACTTCCTTAATTCTAGTTCCGCCAACGTCGGTTGGACTACTTTGATACAAGTGATCTCCAACGATATAATTAGCTATTGCTTCTTCACCACCAGGATGAACATAATCATCTATTGTTTTTATTAAAGCAACAGTAGATACGTTATGAAGAACTTTTCTTGTAATCCATCTCTTACCGTTTGAGGCAGAATGAAAACCACAATAATAATAGTTATGAAAATCTAATCCTGGTTCATACAAATCGAGACTACTAATAGAACCAAAAGCCCAATTCCACATTGATTTAGCTTCATCTCTCAAAGAAGCTGGGCCGTCGTAAGAGTCGGTAAACCCAATAGTAACACCTAGAGTACCAGATACCAAAAAATTTACATTACCTGCGGCTGTAGTTTGATAACCACAATGAGCCAAATCAAAAAATCCCCACGCACTATTGACGCCATTATTACTTGCAGCGACGGCATTGATAGCATTCATAGTACCAGCAGCGCCGCTGCCGTAGGTTCTATTTAAAGTCCAAGTACCATAAGTATTTGATGTATTTTTAAAACTAAAATAAAGTAAAGCCTTTCCAGGTTGAGATGCAGTTAAGCTGTATCCACCAACAATAACAGGAAATGAATCATCTTGGCCGCGCCAAAATGCAACCTTTATATGATTAAAAACTGCCTCAGAATGAAAAGTACCGCCAGAAGCACTATTAAAACTAAATGTTGTATTCCAGGTTGTGCCGCCATTGGATGAACTTCTAATAAGTCCATAGGATCCATCAGAACCAGTATTGATTTGGAAACCGCATACAAATATTTTTTGACCTGGGTTTGTTTCTGTTTGATCTATTGAAACGGAATAAGCGGCGCCAGAAGATTGGGCTGGACCCATGTAATTATCTACTATGGACCAGTTATCACCACCATCCGTCGATCTCATCGTCCACCACGTTTCTACGTTTCCAGAAATTGGGCTTGCCGTAATGTGATTACCGCAAATAAAAATATGTCCATTGAACTTATTAATATCAATACTATTAAAAATAGAACCCGTAGACAAAACAGTAGTTCCAGATAAAAATCCAGCATTTTCTCCACGAATAGAAAATTCTACTGTTTTTTTATGATCCGAAAAATAATGGACTTGATCTTTGGATGAATCAACATCTTTAATCAAAAAACCATTACCAATTCTTGCATTTACAATTGGCATTATTCGTTATTCCTATCTCTATTAAGTAGAATTCTTCTTGCAAATTCATTTTTTGAATTAATATCGGTACTAGTATTGTAAGAATTATTTGCATCATCTCCGCTTACTTTCATTCTTGAAAATCCATCTCTAGGTATACTTTCAGAAATTAAAGTAACTACAACTTCGGACTGGCCTTCGCCTGGTCCTGCGCCGCCTGCTGGTACATTTCCAGCCATAAAAAATTGACCATTAGGCGCTACAGAAATAGATCTCCAAGTAACTTTTCCAAGTTGTTGTGCGGGAAACGCTTCAGATGAACTCAATCCAACATCTTCTCCAATACTTACAAAAGAACCAGATAAACCAGTATCAGAAACGTAAAGTGATTGATGTCCGCCGATATATAAGCGACTATTTATGTTTCTAATAATTCCAAAACCTCTAGCAAATTGAGCGGTACTAAGTTCATCTCTTAAAATTTCAGACCACGTACTGCCTGTGTCATAAGAAGCACGAACAATACCTTTGGAAGCAATCGCAGAACTAGTACCCCACGTTTGCGGCTCCTGCAAATCCATACCTCCCGCTACAAAAACAGCATTACCAGAAAATTCCATACTATAGGGTACAGCACCAGAAAACGTCGGAGCAGCAAAATAATCCATTATATTCCAAGTTGCACCGTCGTCTACAGATTTACGAGTAACCCACACTGCTTCGCTAGGAGTTTCTTCCCAGCCGATGGCATAAAAATTTCCATTAGGAGCTATTCTAACTTCTGTACACCTATCCCATGCATTAGTAGTAAAGTTAGAACCACTACCACTAAATAACGTACTCCAAGATGTACCTCTGTCTATTGATTTTCTAATAATCCAATTTGCTGATTGAGTTAAAGCAACACTATGACCCCAACAATAAAGATTATCACCAGAATCTACCATAATACCTTGAGCTTGCGCGCCGCTGCCTTCGATGCCAGCGTCAGTAAATGCTGTATTCCACGTAGTATTAGCTGACATATGAGACTTTCTAATAGTAAATCTATCACCTGCGCCAGTATTACCATTTCCGCAAACATAAATTGCGCCGCTGGTGTCAAAAGCAATACCTCTAGCAACTGCCGCAGGTACTGTGAAAGGTCTATTGTCTGCAAAAGACCAATTAGATTGTTTACTCGCTGTAATATGAGCTTTTCTTAACCACCAACCACCAGTTGGTGTACCGCGACCTACAGCCAAATATATATTACCACTCGGGTCGATGGCAACTTGCGAAGCATCATTGAAGGTAGCACTAAAATAAGATTGACTAAAATATGGCAAGAAATATTTGCTATTTTGTCTATCGATGCGCTCGGCGCCGTCGCTAAACTGCGATATTGAACAGTGGCATGTATCTCCAAACACATCCACCAAACTCTGTCGAGGAGCAACTGGAACTCCTCTTGTAGAAGTTGTCGGAAGACTAACATCAACTTTAATAGCACCATTATTAAAATTACCAATACCAAGTTGACCAAATACCAAAACAGATCCAGTAGTCATTGTGTTGGGAATGAAACTGTTTACATATGTTTCCTCAATAAGTACGTTTGTAAAACCAGCGGCTATAGGAACTTCCACAACATTATTCCATTCATTTCCGCCATCATACGACGCACGAACGATAAATGCTCCATAAATTGCTCCAGTTGCAAAACCACCAACAAATATAGCACCACTAACTGTCTGAGCGCTCTTGGGACCAACAATACTAGAAGAATGTGATATAGTATCAACAGTGCTCCAAGTACCACTGGCGCCCGTAGAGGATCTTCTTGTAACCCATTTAGTTTGTCCTGGGCCTGATTCATATCCAAATACAAAAACAGAACTTCCAGTAATCAAAAGTGCTTGCCCTTGAACACCGCTCGTAGCTGGTAATGCGCTCTGGAAAGTATCAACAATAGCCCAAGATCCAGTCAATCCACCAAGAGAAGAAGATTTAACAACCCATTGGTTAATTGTACCGACGGTTCTTTGACCAAGCGCATAAACTTTCAATGGATCTGTTGGAGAAAATTTTACATCCACCGTTTGACCTTGGGCGGGGTCGCCGCCACTTCCCAGATCAACACGAGCCCAAGAACCACTGTCACCAGTGGAAGAACTTAAAATAATCCAACCATCTTCTTGAGTTGTTTCACCTACAACAATAACTCTACTACCATCTGATGCTGTATCTACCGCAAAACCATACTCTTCTTGAGAACCTGAATCATAACTCAATACCGTTGTCCAAGTTGCTCCTTTGTCGGTACTTCTTCTAACAACAATATTTACAACTCCTGCTATTTCTTCTTGATGTCCAACAACATAAATTCTTCCATTTACCTGGTCGAGGGCTATTCCGTTTGCTTGTTGCCCGTCGTCGCTAGATGTAGAATCTACAGTTACCCACGAAAGAGTAGAGGAAAGATGAGATTTGGATGCAATCCATTCTCCACCATTACTTCCAACAGCATAAATTGCTCCACTTACATCAACAGCAATAGCCTGAAAATTTCCAGCATTAGCAGAGCCAGAATCAAACAGAAGACTTCCAGAAGGTCCACCGACAAGTTGTGTATTAACAGACCTAAGCGCATTTAAATATTGCATTTCTTGTTGGGCAGCGGCGTGGGTTCCAATAAAGTTTGCTGGTGGAGAATTTGGCAAAACAACATGCGATTTACCATCCACTCTAGCGGCTCCACTTAATTCAGCATTTGGAATATCGACTGGAGTTCTAAAAATTGGATATTTGTACTGATAACGTGGACGTTCGAGAAAGTGACTTTCGACTACTTGCTCACCGCCGATAAACTTTACTCTCGTAGGAAGAAGCTGTTTGATCGCGTCACTAATCTTCTTATCAAACCACTTAAACAATCCAAAAAATTGATTGAAGTGGATACTGTCTCCAAGTCGGTCGAAATACACTCTTCTGTACGCTTCAAGGTCGGCATATTCATCGCGATATTTATTTACTGGACTACCAATTGCGTTATTAAAAAGATCAAATGTAGAGAAAATCTTTGTAATGTCCTTGTTGAGCGAATCTATAAGATTAAACTCAAGAGAAACTTCGTTTGTGTCATTCGCGACATCACCAATCTTCAGCTCTGTTTTGTTTCTGATACGAACCTTATTCTCTGTCCACTTCAAATCAATGGATGGACTAAGATGGTTATATTCGATAAGGAACTTCTTGTAGGGGTTATATGACGCAGGAAATAGTGTTCCAGTCGCGATACGATTGTTCCTAGACAAATCTAAAATACTATTGAGGTTGCCAGCGGCATCAGTTAATTTATTTTCTCCTAGAGGCCAGTGGCCGCGTAATGGGTTTGGTGCTTCGGCTGGGTTATTTAGACCAACGCTTTGGAAATTGAAAGCATGGTCGGTAAACTCAGAAGAGGAAAGAGGTCTATTCCAGTATCTGAATTCTCCAAAATATCCTTGTGTTTGCTTTTGGAAAAATGTTCCAGAAGTTGCACCCATAATAAAATCGTAATTGCTTCCTGTAAAAACACCAGAAAGAGCTACGCTTCCAGTAAATGATCCAGTAAAATCAAGAGAGTCGTTGTCAAGGGTTCTAATCTCAATGAACGGAATCTGATTTGCTTTCAATCCTGCGGCGATATAAACAAAATCACCATCAAACACTTCAACGAGACTGCTAGAAAATACTTGGCTTGCGCCTGCGGCGGTAGAGCCAGTAAGGATAAACTTTCCTTCTGTTGAACCGAGATGTGGAACATTCCACAAAAGGGCTATAGAACCTGTAACCTGATTTGGATCGACGAGCTGCCAAACACTTCCAGTAAGAACACTAAGACTTGCGCTATAGCTTGCACTTTGATATGGAAGTTGTAAAAATGCTTCGACTGTATATGAGTTGTTTGCTCCAGAAATTAGAGACGGAACCTTGACAAAACTGGAACTTAAACTTCCTGTTCCAATTCCAAGGAATGAAGCTACCTTTTCCTTGTGAATTCTCGTATCAGAAATGGACCCGCCAGGAAGATAACCATATTCTTTGAGGTTTATGTTTTCCTTGTTGACGCCCAAGACGTTGAAAAATGCATCAATATTGTATCTCTTGCCCTTTGTTTTCAAAAGATAAGGAAGGTTGTTGAGAGTTCGTCTCCAGAACTGATTTCTGATTTCAAGAAGTGGAACCTCAAGACTTCCAGAGGACTGCACACCCTCACCAAAAAAGAAAGAAAGAGGATTTGTATCACCGAAATGTTCTGTAACTTTCCATCCGAAATATCTTGTCAAAAATGGCAAGAAGATGTCTGGAGTCTCATCAATGTCGTCGTAATTTGTAACTCTCAAATTGTCGAACTGATCGATATAGAGCTTTAATTCATCAAAAAATCTTGCAAGGGCAAGAGAAAGAGATATCATCAATCCTTCTTGATTTTCGTCGGCTTGCAAGATATATTCTGGAATCATATTGAAAATTTGATTGTTATTCTCTCGGTCATAATCAGACGCAGAAAGGACGTTGGTTCCGCTGAAAGCAAGCACTCCAGAGTGGAAACTATAAAGAATAGGATCGCCTGGGTCGTTCATTCTAGAAGAACCAGAAACTCTCACTTCGGGACTATATTGCGCGATCAAGGCATGCAACGCAGACTTTGAATAATCTACAACATTGAGATCTACAGAGCTAGTTCCTACCACTCCTTCGTTGAATTTGTAATTCAAAACAAGATAATCTTCTGAATCGATTGGTTTGTTGATATGCTTTTGCAACAATAATTCGCTAGCTGTAAAATACAGTCTTACATTGTCGATAGCGCCGCTCAAAGAAGCGTATCCAGTACCACCACCACCAATAACAAAAACTGTGTTTTGTTCTATTGGACCAATAATAATGGATGAAGAAATCACTCTGTTGCCGTCAATATATGTGCTAAGAATGTTCACACTTCTGTCGTAAACTGCTGCAATATTGTGCCAACTTCCAGAATATGCATATGCATCATAACTTACAACTGTTTGCCCTAAAGTGCTTCCAGAAGACACTTGAGAAATCAAAGAAATTGGTCCAGCGCCACCGCCAGAAAAGAACATTCTAATGTGGCCGAGAGCATTAGAAGCAGTAGAACCACTTTGAATAGCGATGATATTATTGCCCTCACTACCTGCATCTGGCTCCTTCCTTACGTCAGCAGAAAGCATCAATGATGATGTTCCGAAAACAAGTTTCTTATCATAGTCGGAAGCACTGAAAAATGTATTTGTGCTGCCGCTAAACCTCAAATATCCTACATGACGAGGCCACTGATCATAAATGTTATTTTCGTATCCAGAACTTGTCAAAAAGAAAGCGTCTTTCTCTTCTGTATTTCCGTTGTATGGATATTTTGTAAGGATTCTTGCCTGTGCAATCTGGTATTTTGATACGGCAGAATCAAAAAACACATGATTTGCAAAATCAGAATAATCCACCTTCAAAGTGGCTTCGTTCGCACTTTCAAGAAGCCTTCTAATCCTTTCGCGTTCTTCAATAAAGTCGCCGAGGTCATCGAAGGCAAGATTCGGCGTAGAAGATAAAACTATATCCTTCTTTAGATTCTCTGGAAAAGTGAGTTGGAAGTTTACTTTCTTATCTGCCATTAGACAACCTTAAACGTGAAATCTTCTTCGACAACTTTTTTGTCATTCTGATTGATGTCAATAAGAAACTTCAATCTATATTTGAACCCTGGAACAAAATTCCTCATCCAAATATTGAAATAATTCCCATTTCCATCATAGGAAAGTTGAGTATACGGTACTGTGCCAGTTCCAAATGGAACAACCACTTCGCCTGTTTCGTCATTCACAACACTATAATACATTTTTTCAATATATTCTCTTTCCGTATTCAAAGAAGCGGTAGCAACGGTTCCTCTGTGTGTTTTATAATCTCTCTTTCTTACGTTGACTTTTAATCTTGCTTCCTCACCAACGTCATAAACTCTCTTTAGATTTGTCACCGCAAGTGTGAACTCGTCATATTGGTCCGCTGCTGAAGCTGTTAGTGCAAGTGGCTTGAATGCACCTGTTAGGTATACCCTTGAGCCCGAGAACCAAATATCATAAAATGAAGCAGAAAAACTTGCCGTATTTGAAATAAATATCGATGATGTCAAAACTCCACTGGCAATCTGAAATGCTTGAAATGTCTGACTAAAGCTCGCAGAAACACCAATTAGGTGATCCTGAATGCGCACTGTAACTGGTTCTTGTACTATTGTAAGCTCACCACGAATAAAATTATACATTACGAGCTTATTTTCAACGTTAAAACCAAAATTTCCTCTATTATCCTTAAGAACGTCGCTCCATCTTGCTTCGATGTATGGAATTTTGTCTACAATTTTGCTCTCTCTTCCGTGCAAACGCTTGACGTAATAATCAACTCCATTCGATTCTTCTGTGGTTCCGAGCTTCAAAACAACACCATTTGATGACAAACCACCAGTTAACCAAGCATTTACCATGCTGGTGACATTCATTTCCAAATCTTCTTGTCCAGCATCGAAATGCTGAGAAGCACTTCCGTAACCAGAAGAAAGAAAATCTGAACCTGTAACAACCCAAGACGCTATAGAACTAGCGCTCATCCAATTAGCGTATCCACCATCTTCAAAATCATCGTCATCAATGCCAGTTCCTTCGTCCCAACTTCTAGAAAGAGGAAATGCAAAAAGATCGTAGCTTGTAGGAACAGTATCTCCATGTTTCATATCGAACATTTTCATCACATATGAAACACTAGATGATGGAATCACCTTATCCAAAAAGATTTTTCCAGAAAGCTCCGTCATATCAAACTGAATAAGAGAACGACCAAGCTCGGCGCTGCCACTCTGTATTTCATCCTTCGCTGCAAAAACATTGAGTGCTGGAGATGTACCATGGTTTGAGCCAGTGGCTAGATTTGCAACAGTTCCATCAATGGATTTATTTGTAATCCATGCATCTTTTATTGGATATACTCTATAAAATCCCATTATCTAGCAGCTCCAGTAATGTCTTTATTTGGGAACTTAATCTCAAAAATGGCGTTACTATTACAATATATAATACCATTTTTCTTATTGGAATTTACATTAAAAGTTGTATTAGAATATACTCTTCCATCAAAATTTCCTACTTTATTGGTAATTGTCACATCTATTACAGATAAAACTCCTGGGATTGCCGCAAGAGCAGTATAAATATCTGTTAAATTAATTGGTTGGTTTAATTGCCAACTTGTGATCTCGAAATAATCCTTCAATGTATCAATACAATTAGCTACAACTTCAGTCTTATTAAAATCTGAATTCACAAGAATATTAAAATTTACAGCAATATTAATAACTGTTCCATCCAAAATTTCAACGGCGTCCGTCATCATACGAAAACGAGAAATATATGTTTTTAAATTGTTTTTCAAATCGCCTGGGGCTATTGTAACTTGACCCTCTGAATTTCTAGAAAGTGTAATTAATTCAACAGAGTTCTTATTTAACGCATTCAATCTTGCGGTGGCTCTAAAAACAGAACCAAATTTTGCAGGCATCGATAATGAACGAGCAATGAAATCTTGTGGAGTCACAACCCTAGATTGTGCGGCGAAGACCGCTGGGATAAGCTGTCTAATCTCTTCGATAGAGAGTTGATCTCGCCCGCCCTGAATTGGACCTGGATTTGCAACTGAAAATGAATTTCCAACATCTCTAATTGTTGCGGCATTGAGTGTTGAATCTCCAATATCAAAAGTGCTTTCTGCAACTGTATTTATTTCACCAGAACCAACATTCGTATCATCGCCGCCGCCAACTCTATAGGAAACTGTCATAGTTGTATTTACTGGCGCGAGGCCGAGCGTTCTTGTCTTAAGAAAGTTTTGAGGATCGAGAGAGAAATCTGTAAACGTATCCCTACCAAACAGAGGAAGAGCAAGATCACCAAGATCTGGAATAAGATCACCATCAAAAGATTGAGCGTCGCCAGTTCCAAAAACTAAAGATGTTCTATTTGTTGCGATATTAAATTCACTTATAAATCTGTACGGAACAGAGCGCAGCTTCAAAAGAAACGGAACATCTGTAGCATCGTTGCCAGTATTCGCAAGACCATCAAAAACTGTATCCTGCGCAAGATATTCTACTTCATACCAAGTGTTCGCTTCGCTGTCCACAGCATTTAGGATTTCAAGAACATCATCTTCCGAAACAGTGAGTCTTTTGAATGACTGATAAGCGCCTACAGAAAATGTGGTTACTTTTGTTTCTCCCGCCTTAATATCAATTCCTGTCTTCTTTAACACAAATGTTGTTGGTTGTTTAGTTTGACCATCGCGATCACCAACAACAACAAGATTTGATGGAGGATTTCCTGTACCATTCCAAACAGTGTTAAAATCAATATCAACAAGAGTTTCATATGTTTTGCCGCTCTTGGACTTCAATTTAGCTCCCTTCTTGATTGTTCCAGCGTAACGCATGTCTGGAACAATTCTTTGATTTATTGTTCTAGCAGGCACCTTCAGAAATGTGTCAGTTACACCTGCGGCGGCGGTTTTTCCAAATGGCTTAAAACCTAATTGTTTTGCATGCTTCAAAATGTTACGTGCTTCAACCGCTGTCTCAAGAAAAGATTCGTTTACACGTTTATCCAAATAAAAAGACATATTATCACCAATAAAGGAGACAAGTTCCGTAAACATAATACCAACAGAAGATTCGTTAAAATCCTGAACGGTGTCAGGAAAATAGATCCTCAAGTGATCAATGAGATCTCGTTTATAAGACTCAAAATCTCGATTCAAATACTTGATATTTCGCTTTTTCTGTGTTGTTGTTGCCATTATGCTCTAATCCTCTGCTCCAGCACTCCTTCCAATTGACCAACAGAAAATGTGATTTTTACATTGACTTCGTTCGGTCTTACTGTTGGGCTTGTTGAGCTATCGTTAACCTGAACATCTTGTAGAATCACAAATGGCATCCATTTATCGACTGCCGCTACAATTGCGTCACTTATTTGCTGTCTGACATCAGGCCCTTGCTCAAAAATGATTCTCCTGAGATTCGCACCAAAATCATAATGAATTGGTCTTTCTCCGTAATTGGTAAGAATAAGTATTCTCAAATCATCTGCGACGGCTTGTATAGTAGACTGATTCGTCTCAAACGCGCCTTTTGGAGACTTCCTTAAAGGAAATCTAATATTAATAGATCCAGCCATGTCAATAATTAGTAAAAAATCAAATAACTGGCGCTGTTGATGTTGCACCAGAGTTTGTATTCGTAAGAGTCACCTTAACTGTCTTTGTCCAAATATCTATTTCATTAGATAAAACTGTCGCGGCGTCTTCACCATTCAGAATCCTATTTCCGATTGGTTTTGAATTTAGAGGCGGGGCCACTATCGTAACACCAGTAAATCCTGGGCCTGCCCACGGAACTGGTGTCCACCACGTAACCAAATCAGCACCCAACTTTTCCATCCACTTTTTAGAATTCATGGAGGCCAAAAACAAAGACTTAAGGGCAGCAGCATTTAGCGTGGGAACTGTTACTCCAGCCATTCCAGCAGAAGAATAAGCAAAAATAGCATTCGACCATTGCGTGGCAGCGGCGACAACAGAAGTTGGCTTGGAACTTTGAATGGCAGTGATTGCTGATTTTAGTGACGCTTTAACGAGTGCCATTATGCCTTCACCTTCACTGTTTGACTTAAGATTGTTGGTGGTGGTGGAGTCAGTGTTCCAGGACCAGCGGGGGTATTTACTACCACTGTTTTTAAATAGGTTTCGAGTGCTGTACCTAAAACGGCAGGCTCAACGGCCTGATTACCGATAATGATGTTTGCTCCCTCAAGAATAAGATCGCCGCCTTCGACAATGATTCTTGTTCCAGTTCTAGCAACAACTCGGATTTCATCACTCTTTACAGCGATAGCAGCTACCGCAGCGGAAGGTTGAACGCCAGCAGGACCGATAGCTCCTGTACCCAAATTTGCATCAATATCACTCTTCATTGTGATATAGATACGCGACTTGTCACCAGCCATATCAAGATTGTCGGGCGCTGCGCGGCCTGCGACAATATCAATAGTGCCTGCGGCGGCTCCTGGAAGTCCTGATGCTGGGTCTGTAGGGCGGTCGCGACTTAGAATGATAATCGTATTGTTTGATCCTTCAATTACTCTGTCACCCACTCTTGCTCTAAATTTTGGAACAGTTTCCGACACAAACTCAGAAGAAACTGGAGCGGCTGTTGGGGGTGAATCTGTATCTTGTACCGCTTGTTCAGCGCCTACAGAAGAAAAATCATTTGCAGTATCGTTTTGGTATTTTTGAATGCCTGGAACGATGTTGGCATTGTCTACACTGGAAGGTTCTGGAATTCTACAAAGCCAGAGTCCGTGGGTCTTTTCTGCGGCGTCTTCAAAAATAACATAGACATGTTCGCCTGGCTTAACTGGCATTATATCATGAGGAAAGAGAGGCCAAAAGACAGGAAGTTCATCATCTTCCAAATCTTTATCTCTGGCATTCGTAATAACGCGCGCTTGAATGCTATTTTTAGGATTTGGAGGTGTCGGATCTAAAACACCACCTACTTGATCTATTTTAACAACTGACGCTCTATACAAAAACGTATAGTCGTCCAGATTGCCATCAACATAGTCTTTTAAGAGGTTATTAAGGATCCTTTCTGGATTCTGAATTTCCTTGGTTCGTATCGGTCTGCGTGATGCCATCTGTTGGAAGATTCCTCTTTTGTAACTCTACTTCGACCATTTGTGTGAGACTTTCTGGTTCTTCTGGTTTGTATCCGCGTCTCACAAATTCAGCAGAAATTACCTGTAACTCCTGACGATATTTGCCAAACTTTTCAAGTTTTGGAGCAATTTCTGCCGCCAAAGGAACATACGTCTTGATGAGATAATTATACCTATCAATAAGTTCCAAAAGGTCAGTTGTTTCTAAATTACTCATCTTTATTAGAAATGGATTGCGTGATCTTATCTATTTCAGCTTCTGTCAAAGATTCGTCAGATTGTTTATTCTTGTGAACAATTTTCAAAAGCTCGATGACCTGACCTGTTTGTTTTGTAAGCAACTCCGCATATTTAGCAAGAGTATCACCACAAACAGCGTAACGTTCAGCGCTGCCGCTAACAAGAACTCTCAAGTCCTTGTATAGATCCATCACAATCTCTCGATCCTCGCGGGCCTGTGACCACGCTAAATCATAGATTTCGATTACATCGCCGTCGATCAAATCGCTTTTATCAGACACTGTTAAATTTCTCCATCTTGATATTTCTTCTTGAATAAGTCGTATTTCTTCTTAACCTTCGATAGGTTTGTGACCACTTGCTTCGTATTGAGTCCAGTGATCTCCCTAATGTATAAGTAGATACCCTTCTTATTATAGATAGAAATCAGGTCTGGATTGTTCAGAAGAAGGATGACGGCTTCAAGAACCATCTTCTCCTGCTTTTTGTCAAACTTGCTTCGCCACTTCTTTACTTCGTCTTTCAGAAGCATAAGAAACTCTACATCCAGAAGAACTTCCTCATGATTGTGAACCAATTTATTATCCGATTCAAGCTTATTTAGAATTACATTATCAAAATGTACATCAGATTTATTTTTCTTTTTAAATATCTTGACTTTCTGAATGAACCAGTTCTTGGCGATGACGTTGAAGTACGAAAAGGCTTTGTGACCTTTTGTCGCATCGAATTTGTAAAGTGTTTCAAAAAGGAACGAAAGACAATCGTTCTTTAACATTTCCAAGTCCCCGAGCGTATGGAACTTGTATACAAATATGATGTTTTCTATTAGCTTTGCGAAAGATGGTTGAATCTCTGCTACAAAGATTCTCTTCTTTTCTTCAATGTCAGGTTCCTTTTGGAACTTGACAATTGAGTTTTCAGTATTTTGATCGAAATAATTGACACTCGCGGGCTTTTTTACCTGCGGATTTTCGCCAACTAAAATACTAAGCTGCTTATCAAAATAAGCAGGATCAGAGGCTCCAGGCGG